GCTGGAGCTAATAAGCTTTGGTTACCACTGTGGAGTGGTGAGGTTATTCATGCGTATGATCAGTTTAATATGTTTGAGAATTTGATTACTAACAAGTCTTTAAGCGGTGGTTTCTCATGGGATTTCCCAATGACTGGTACTGTTAATCTTAATCCATCTTGGGATGCTGGTGAAGAACTTGTTGGTGGAACTAGTTCTGCAAGTACCACAGTTAAGGTTAATCTTGATAAGAGACCAATGGCATCACACTTTGAGTGCGATAATATTGATCTTCTTATTACTCAATGGGATTACCGTAGTGAGCTTGCTCGTCAAGCTGGTCTTACATTAGCAAATACGAGAGATAAGCAATTGGCTGTTGCTCTTGCTGTTGCTGGTTGTTTACCATCTATTAGTAGTCCACATGTAAATGCGGCTGCTTATCAAGACCCCGCAACTTTGTCTACAACTTTAATTGCTTCTTCTGCTACAGAAACAGAAGCTCTTAAACTTCTTCAAGCAATTGAAGATTACATGGTTACTTGCCAAGAAAATGATGTTACGATTGGTAAAGTTTATTGTGTTGTTACACCAAAGGTATTCCAGCTTATTCGTGCGCTTGGTATTCCTCGATCACCATTTACTTCAATTTTGAATACTGGTGCAGCTTATTCTAGTGGTTCTGTTACTAGTGCTGTTGCTGTAACCAATAACTATACAAACAACCTAATGTTTGTTGATAATTATGGTCAAGGCATGAACAGCATGATGGATACTTTGGAATATATGGGTTGCACGATCTGCAAATCTAACCATATTCCAAAGACAAGTTTAGAAACCCTTACTAATAATATTGGTTCTACTAAGTATAATTTAAACTTTTCACCAGCTGGTTATACCTATAATGCTACTGCTTCAAGTCAAACAGTAGCTACTACGATTGGTACTCTCTTTAGTATTTATGGGATTATTTTCCAAGCTGAAGCTGTTGCTGGTCTTTCATTACAAGGTATGAAGGTTGATTCTATTGCTGATGTTCGACGCAATACGCAATTTACCGTTGCATCTATGATGAAGGGTACTGGTATTCTTAAACCAGAAACTGTTAAATTGTGCGTAAGTGGTGCTAGTGGTTCTATTACTAGAGCGAATGTTTATCAGCATCTTAATGGTGTTGCTACTTCTGCTCAAACAGTTGCAGTTGGTCCAGGAAATCAATTGGCAACTGGTTTCGCAGCTGAGTATGCTGTTACTAGTACTTATGCTTAATCCTTTGGGTTAAGTTTAGTTACTCTATATTTTAACCCCCAGTCCCTTAAGTGGGGCTGGGGGATTTCTTACAAAAAAGGAGGCATTATGGGTTTTATCTCAAAGTTACAGGCTATTAATCAAATGTTATTATCTTCGGGTGAAGCACCAGTTGCCGATCTACTAGGCAACTCTGGTCTAGACACAGGCATAGCAGATATTATTCTAGAACAAGCAAGTCTTGATTTTCAATTAAGAGGCTTAGCTAATAATAAGATTATGAAAAAACTAAACCCAGATTCCGCTGGTCGAATCTATCTTCCAGTTGGCGCAGACTCAGATGAAGAAGGTCTTATCTCAGCTGATCTAATGTCAACCCACTTAAACGATAATAATGAAATTATTGTTGCTAGAGTTTCTAATGAAGGAACCAATGCAGCTTTTTCAATTAAACTAGTTAATTTTACTGATGATACCGATATATGGAAACTTAATGTAGATTACTATGTTGAGCTTGTTAAGAAACTTAATTGGTCTACTCTAGATACCTCAAGTCAACGAGCTATTCTTGCTACAGCTAATAGACAATATCAAGCACTGACTCAAGGTGATTCAACAACAGATCAATTCTTGGCTTATCAAGAAGATATGTTTAGAGTTAAAGGAAGAGCATCTGATATCAATGATAAAAAAAGAAATATCTTCTTTAGTGGAGATCGTAATGTTAGAGGAGCTGCTGGTAGAACACCGTATGATTATGATCCACGCAGATGGCAAGGTGGTTTTTAATGGCTAAACAAATTCCTAACTCACGGCGTGGCGGCAGTATTTCATCCTCAACTAAAGTACCAATCCCAACACTTAGTGGTGGTGTAAGCACACAGGCTCAATCAAAGAGATTACCTAGCGAAGTTGAACAGATGGATAATGTATTACTATCGTTAGAACGATCTATTGAGAAGAGACCTGGATACAACTTAATTCCACAAACTTCTTTTACTGGTGATATTGATTATACAACGACTATAGCAAACGCTCAAAGACTTGATCTTTATAAACTAAGCCACCTTTATGGTGATTTATCTAATAAAGATTATTGGTTTTATTGGTTTAATATAAACGAATCAAATAGATTTTTGGTTGTTATAGATTATAAAGCAACTGCTAGTTCAAATTTATTTTATATTTATCAAATAAATACTGATGATACATGGACTGATATGACACCAGCTAACCAAGGTACAAATGTTATCAGCTCAACTACTAGAGATTATATAACATATGGTAATGATGTAGCTACAAATAAAGCAAAAGATATTCTTAAAGCAACTACTGTTGGCTCTAGTATTATTATTCTTAATACTTTAGTTAAAGCTGGTTTTACAAGTGCTGATACAGTACCCGCTTATTTATTTGATTTAGGTGGAGTAGTCTCAGGAACAACCGATACAACTGGGCAAAAGGTAAAATATTTTACTGCCGCCAAATATACATTAGGATCTGATTCTAAGTGGTATGTTAATAGCCAAGCCGCAACTACTATTCAAATAGTTAGTGGGACAGTCGCAGTTAACTCTACTATTACATTAAATGTAGCACCAACCCTACCAAGTACACTAAGTCATATCTTACCAAATGTTACCACAACAAGTTCAGTAACAAATACATACGCAGTAACAGCTTTGGTTGTTGGTAAAACTTATACAATTAAAACTACTGGAACTACTACAGCTGCACAGTGGTTAACTATTGGAGCTGCGTCAAGTGCTGTTGGTACGGTGTTTGTATGCAAAGCTGTAGGTACTGCTGGTAATGGCACATGCGACAATACAGTTGTGACATCTACAACAACACCAGCTGCCATTAATCCAAATACTAAATCAAAATTTTATATTATAGTAAGTTCAACACAGTATATGATTGTTAGTGGTTGGAGTAATGTCGGTAAAACCTATACTGTAGAAACAATTGTTGGAACAGCCTTAAGTAAAAATACAAATTATTCTATGTATAGTGGTTATTTACTTGAAGTTGAAGATTTTATCTGGCACGACTCAGCTGAACCTTGGTTTGGTCAATCAGTTAATGATTTTAGCGAACTTAGATTTCCACCAGATATGGTAGATACTCTTGCTAATAATAGTCAATTCTATGATCCTATTTATTTAGATGATACTTCTAAAATTATGTTAGCAAGCTTATATGGCAATGGTTTTGGTAAAATCTATTATACAGCTAGTCCATATTTAAACTTTGGTGCTGGGTACTATAAAATTATTAGTTCTAATAGTAGACCATACACACAAAAAATTAGATCTCCAGATTCATTTTCTGTTATTGATAAAAGAAGAATGCCACAAAAAATAACATTTAATAATGCTGAAGCAGTTAATAAATGGCAAGCAAAACCAATTGAGTGGGTTCCTAGAACCTCTGGTACACGGTATTCAAACCCAGGACCAAGTGTGTTTTTATCAGATGACAAAATAACACCTATTCATATATCTATTAATGCAATCTCTACATTTAGAGATCGTTTATTTTTTGCAGCTGGAGATGTAGTATTTACTAGTCAACTTGGTGTGTATGAAGATTTATTCTTAGCTGATCCTAGTAACATTGCATCAACAGACCCAATTGATATTAGAGCATCTTCAAATACATTTAGTGAGATTACCTCACTTACTCCATTTAATACTTATCTATTTATTAACTCATTAGGTAACATTCAATACGAACTAAAGGGATCTCAGAATCAAATTACCCCGCTTACCGCTGAGATTTCACCAACATCCTTTTATTCATCATCTAAATTTATTGAACCACAGTTATTAGGATCTTTAATTTATTTCTTAGATTCATCTAAATTATATTTATATTTTAGTAATGAGTCTTCTAACTTAGCAGTAGCGCAAGAGTTAACTACTACATGTGCAGATTATCTTCCTAAAACTCAACAACATGTTTGTGTTGCTCCAGCGCAAAACTCAATTGCTATTGTAGATAAAGAAAATTTAAATCATATTTATTTTTTATTATCTAGATTTTCTGGTGATAGAAATATTCAAAATGCGTTTTGTAGATATGTACTAAATACAAATGATGCCGTATTAACTAATAAAGTATTTGATGATAAATTATATTCTATTATACGAAGACCTTCAACAAGTAAAGTTAGTAGAGTTGTAACTAATATTTCATCTACCTTTAGTACTGGTACAACTATACCAGAGGGTAGTACTACTTTACAAAGTTATAATTACTTTCTTGAATCAAGTTATTTAAGATCATTAGATAGCAATATTCCACGATTAGATAGATTACTGTATGTTAAATTAACAGATAAAAATTCTAATTATGATCCTGAGTCTAATCAAACACAGCTTTTCTTTCCACTATCATTTGATTATAACGATGTTAAAAATATTCAAGTTATTACAGACTCAACATGGTCTGATGATATGGATGGTGATAGAACTTATGAAGTAAATACACCAATAGCTTACTCTATATATAATACTTATATTGCATTAATCTTTAGTGGTAGATTAGTTCCAGCTTATAAAAACTCATTAAATGTTACAACTGTAGATTATACAGGTGTTAATGTGACTCCTAAATATATTTATATTGGTTTAAAATATAATATGGAAGTTACATTATCTAAACAATTTGTAAGAGATCAAAATAATAATGTTATTGATGGT